AAGATGTCAAGACCAGTAGATAGAAAAACGTTAAAGTTAGAAAAAGATATGGTGTTTTGGGAAGATACAGAAGATATGGAATCTGATAGTGGTTATACTACAGATGAAAGTGATGAAAATAGAATGAAACAATTGGTTGACTTATGGTGGAATGCAAATACAATTATTGGAAAAATACTAAAGTTTGTATACGAATCCCAAGATGGTGTAAGCGAGAATGAATTGAAAAATTTTATTGAAAATAATAATTATTCAAGAGCATGGTTCTCAGATCTTTATCAATCTAATAAAGAATACAAATACGTATTTGAAAGATTATTAAATGGTATAACTAAAATTAAAAAAGAAGCGAAACAATATATAAAACACTTTAATATATAAAATAAATTAGTTCTGAAAGGTAAATTAAATTTACTGAGTAAGAATTAATTTATTTTATTTCATTTAAAATAGTACAATTAAAAATTTCATTGAATATTACTTTTAATACATTTACGCTCATACTATTACCAATTTGCTTATATATTTGAGTATTGCTAACAACTTGTTTAAAGTCCTTTGAAAATCCTTGTAATAATAAACATTCAGTTGTAGTTAAATATCTATTATAAGATGAATGATAAAACATATCACATCTAGTACTTAATGTTGGGCATATATTTTTAATAGGGTTGACATAGTTAGAATTGGGGAAAATGTAATTTTTTTTATATTCTATTTTCTCCAGCTTTTCATTAATATTTTTAAAATTCTTATTTTTTTTATATATAGTTTTGTCAATAATAATATCATCTAATGGTTTCATTTCAATACATTCAGGTTTAATATATTCGTTAACTAAAATATCACTTTTAATACCAATTATATAAATACGTTCACGATTCTGAGGTATACCATAATCTTTTGTATTGTAAATATCACAATAAATATTATATAATTGTTCACCATCTTCATTTACAATACTTGCAAGTTCATCTATTAAAAAATTAAATGGTTTACCCTTTTCTATAAATTTAAAATTCTTTACATTTTCTAATATAAAAATAGATGGTTGTTTTTTTTTAATGGCATCAATACAATGCATCATAATATTACCTCTTGGGTCATTACTACCTAATTTTTTACCCATTAGACTAAAACTTTGACATGGAAACCCACACACATATATATCTATATCAGGAAGTTCGGAATGATTTCTTTTAGTAATATCTTCGTAAATAATTTCTGGTTGATAATTGGCAAGTATACTTCTTCTTGCATAATGATCAATTTCACAAGCCCATTTATGTTCAAATGGTATACCTAATTGTTTTAAAGCTTGTATAGGAGCTTCTATACCAGAACAATCAGTTCCTATACGTAACATTAAAATATATTAATAAAAAAATTATACTAATATATCTTATATAGTATAATTCATTATAAGTAATTCATTAACATAACTTTTTGAACCCATACGATATACTTGAAACTTTTTAACATGATATTCTTTAAATATTTCTTTTATTTGTTTAGTATCAGCTTGTGTCATTAACCACTTAACACCTTTCATATCTAACTTTTTTACTTGATTATAAAGTCTGTTTATAAAAGATTCATCTAAAATCATCTTTATTAAATAAATAATAATGGTTGAATCAATCTTAATCCAAGTATAATATTATCAACAACATCATCTGGTGAGTCCGTTTCTTTAATTGGTATCTTAATTGTATGAAATTTTTCATAAAGTTCTTTACGTTGATAATACAAATCTCTAAATGTACTTATACCATTTGGAAAAACAATTGGTCTTTCCCAATTTTCATTAGACTTTCTTTTTAATATAACATCTAATGGAACATCTAACCAAATAACAGTATAGTTATCAAGGATATGTCGCATTTGTTTAGTATAGTAAATAGCAGAACCACCTAATGATATAACAGAATCTCCAAAATCTTGAGATATAGACAATTCTTCAGCTTCTTGAAATTTAGTTTTTCCATATTTGGTTAAATATTCATTTTCTGACATATTAAATTTAGACATAAAAATATCTCTTGAATCTATTCCTCTTTTATGTAATTTTTCAGATAACAATTTGCCAATAGTTGTTTTCCCAGCATAACACATACCTATTAAAAAAATTGTCATTTTAAATAATTATATTTCTTTTTTTTAAATAAAGATTTTGTTAAATAAAAAATTGAAATTAAAATGGAAATAATAAATTTTTGTCTAAATGTATCGTGTTACTTGTTCGTGTGGTAAAACTGAAAATAACAGTAGTAGAATAGTTGCTAATTGGATTTATCGTAAATGTAAGGGATGTAACAGTAATTTAATTGTTTACAAAGATAACTCTATTGTTTTCAATTATAATTATAAAAAAGATCGTATGAATAGTAAGCATAGGGTAAATTCAGGTACTGTTATAAATCTAAGTACTGTTGAACTTCCTGAATTACTTCCAAATGTATCATTGTCAGATATTGACAATAAAATTAAAACTGACGTTTTTATGGGTTATCAATTTTGTTTTGAAAAAGACTTTTATGTAGAAAGCCAATTTGAACTTGATAAAATAAATGACACAGAAAATATAAAAACATAAAATTAAAAAATTAAAAAACATAAAAATTAAAAAACATAAAAATATTAAGCCCAAATGATCCTAACATTTGGGCTTAATTACATGAATAAAATTCATTACTTAATTTTTTAGATTAATTTTTAAATAAAAAATTCAAAGTTGTTGTTTTACCAGAATAACACATATCTATTTAATATAAATAATAAAACATAAATTAAAATATATAATAAAAATTTTTTATTGTATTATATTAATAAAAAAATAATGAAACATTCTGCAAAAAAATATAGTTCACGTAAAAAGAATTCTCCAAAATATACTTCTCTAAAAAAACGAGTTTCTGTTAAAAAAGTATCTAAAAAAGTATCTAAAAAAAGATCTATTAAAAAAGTATCTAAAAAAAGATCTGTTAAAAAAGGATCAACTAAAAAGAGATCTTCAGCTAAAAAGAGATCTTCAGCTAAAAAAGGATCAACTAAAAAGAGATCTGTAGCTAAAAAGAGATCAACTAAAAAAGGATCAACTAAAAAGAGATCTTCGGCTAAAAAGAGATCTTCGGCTAAAAAGAGATCTTCAGCTAAAAAGATATCTTCAGCTAAAAAGAGACGAGTTAAGTCGCATTATCGTATGAGAGGGATGGGAGTTTTGTTAAGTATGTATGGTGGAGCTGGTGAAGCTTTAGAAATGGAGGTAGCTGAAAAGAAAAAAGAATTAGCCCAATTGCAAGCTCAATTAGCCGCTGAAAAAAGTGAAGAACGTAAGAAAAAAATTCAAGAAGCTATAGGTAAAGTTGAAAATACAATTAATGCATCTAAAGAAAAAATGAAACAATTATTAAAAAGTGCATCTGAAACTGCTAGTAAAGCTGCTGCTTCATTAAGTACAGGTTTCAAATCATTAGGAGCAAAATTAAGTTCTGGAGTTAAATCAATTGGTGAAAAAGTAAGTTCTGGGGTTCAATCAATTGGATCAGATATTGGAGCTAAAATAGGAGAATTTAAAGATCAACAAGATATTAAACGTATTTATGCTGAAAAGGCTAAAAGAGATATTTCGAGACTTAAATCTGAGAAATTAGAAGAAAGAATTCAAGCACGTCATTCACCTCTTAAATAAATATTAAAATAATTGAATTATAAATATAAATCATTATTAATTGTGTAATAATGATTTTAGACAATTTAAATATGGGATATTGTTGTATTAATACAGAATTACGTAGTCTTGGTATTTTTTGTTCTAGAACATGTCGTTTAGATACAGTAAATAGTAAAGGTATAGAATATATCTACCAATTAGCTTGGCAAAATATAAATGATTTACCAGCTATTTTTAGATGGAATTACACGAATAATATTTTTTTATACAGAATGTCTAGTGAAATGTTTCCATTTGCAAGTCATCCTGATTTCTGTTCTATTTATGATTTAGAACAATTTAGATCCAGGCTAGAAGAAATTGGTAGAATAGCAAAACATTACAATCAAACTTTAACTTTTCATCCTGGACAATATAATCAACTTACATCACATAGAGAATCTGTAGTTGAAAAAAGTGTAATTGACATTGATCTTCATGCAAAAATCTTAGATATGATGAAATGTGGAAGGGATAGTGTTATTGTTATTCACGGAGGATCAAAAAATGGTGGAAAAGAAATTGCTTTAAGTCGTTTTAAAGAAAATTTTTATAAATTATCTGAAAGTTCAAGATCAAGACTTGTATTAGAAAATTGTGAAATGGCTTATTCAATAGAAGACCTTCTTGAAGTATCAAAATTATTAAACATTTGTGTAGTACTTGATTATCATCATCATAATATTAATCCAGGAACTATTAAAGATGAAGACGCCTTGATAAATATAACAAATGACGTTTTAAATATATGGAAATTAAGAGGTATTACTCCATTATTTCATTTATCTGAATCTAGACGTGGTGTAAAAATAAGTGATTCAATAACAGCTAGAAGAGCGCATTCTGATTACGTTACAAATTTACCCTTTGCACTTATAAAAACATTGGAAACGACTAAAATAAATTTAGATATTGAAGCAAAAATGAAGGAAAGGGCAGTTTTAAAGTTGAAACAAAAATATAATATATATTAAAAATGATTTAAAAAAAAGAATTTTAATATATTAACAAAAAAGAATTTTAATATATTAACAATGTTTAAAAAAGATGAAATTCGCGTATGTGTTTTAGGAGTAGGATATGTTGGTGAGTATTTAATAAATACTTTTAGTAAACATTATGATGTTATAGGAGTAGATTTATCGGAGAAGCGAGTTGAATATTTAAAAAATAAATATCAAGGGGTACATTTTCAAACAAATTATCTAGATTTAGAAAGTTGTAATGTTTTTTTGGTATCAGTTCCAACATTGGTAAAATCTGATAAACAAATTGATTTAAGTTGTTTATATTCTGTTAGAGATAATTTAAAAGATGTTATAAAAAGTGGTTCTTTAATTATGGTTGAAAGTTCTGTTTATGTTGGTGCTACAAGAGAGATATTTGGATTTTTTAGAGATCTTGGTGTATTTGTTGGATTTTCTCCTGAAAGAGTTGATCCAGGAAGAACTGAACCTCCAATGGAACTTATTCCAAAAGTTGTATCTGGGTTAGATTGGACTAGTTTAAATAAATCTATTGATATTTACAGTAAGGTTATAGATACTATTATACCGGTTAGTTCAACTGAATGTGCAGAAATGTGTAAATTATATGAAAATTGTTTTAGAATGGTGAATATTGCATATGTAAATGAGATTTCAGATATGTGTGACAAAGTAGGTATAGATGTCAAAGAAATGATTAATGCGTCTTCAACTAAGCCCTTTGGATTTATGCCATTTTATCCTGGAATTGGTGTAGGTGGACATTGTATTCCTGTAAATCCATATTATTTAATGAAAAATGGATCATTACCAGTTTTAGAATATGCGACAAATTTAATGGAAAAGCGTCCTAAAAAGAAAGCATTTGAGTTAATGGATAAATACAATAGTAAAAATATTTTAATTGTTGGTATAGGATTTAAAACAGGTGAAAGTTTATTAACAAATTCACCAGGATATGAATTATACAAAGAACTTGTTAAAGACGCAAATGTAGAAATTTATGATCCATTAGTTCAAAATAATTTATATACAAATACAGGGATAAAATTCTTAGATAAAGAAAATTTTAAAGTTGAATTTATAAAAAATAAATATGATTTAGTTGTTGTTAATTTAAATATAAATGAAGATGACGAAAAAGTGATTGAACATTATGAAAGAATAGGTGGAAAGGTTCATGTATTTTAAATTTTAAATTATTAATAAAAAAATGAATTCAAATTTTTTATTATTATTAAAAAAATAAATGTTTGAATTCAATGAGTCAAGTGTGTCAAGTGTTTCGTCTGAGTCAAGTGTGTCAAGTGCAACTGTATCAATAATATCAACTGAGTCAAGTGTGTCAAGTGCAACTGTATCAATAATGTCAACTGAGTCAAGTGTGTCAAGTGAAACAAGTGTATTAAACGCATCTTTAATATCATCTGTATCAACTGAGTCAACTTTAACAGGGCCTGAAATAGCAGCTTTGGTTATTGGATTAGTTATTTTTGTTATTATTACTGGGATTTTTTTTGGGTTGTTTTATTCAAATGAAAAAAATGATTTTATAAAGGATAAAGTTTTTTTGTTTAAAAAGTGGATGTTTATTTTTGGAATTTTGGTATTAAATGCAATGGGATGTGTATTAATTTATTATACACGGAGTTTACAGGTTATTTTGTATATTATTTTAGTATTGAAATCAAATGATATTTTAATGACTGTAATGTTTATTTTCAATATGATTGTCAAAGCTATAAAAGGTGTTTCTGAGCCAATTTTTGAAATTTCTGATGAAGTTGATAAAATAGTTGCGTTTGTACCAGTTTGTAAAGAAAAATTAGAACAAGTGGAACGAACAGTAGATTCATTAATAACTAATAAATTAGGGTCAAATTATTTATTAACTACAATTGTTTCTGATGGTTATTATGATTATTCAGATATTTTTACGTCTGTTACTAAAGAAAGTAATGGAACATATAAATCTTGGAATGGTTATAATGTTGATATTAAAATTACATATGGTCAAAGAAATAACAAACCATTAATTGTAATTAAAAAATATAAAAATGTGGGTAAAAAAGATTCTATAATTTTATTTAATGATATTTTTAATTATACAAGATATAATCTAGATGTTGAAAATAATTCATTACGAGAAGACATCTTACATAACATCCAGGAATTATTTGGTGTAAATAGATTTAATTATATTTATGGTACAGATGGTGATACAATTATTTCTGACAAAAATTTAATGTATTTATTAGATACAATGAAACGGAGAGATGCTACAGCTTGTTGTGGTATTGTAAATGTAAATGAAGATTATGGTAAATTATTTTGGAATTGGATGCAAAATTTTCAATATTTGTATGGGCAATTTATGAGAAGAACAAATGAAGATTTATTTAATCAAGTATTATGTTTACCAGGATGTAATACAATGTATAAGATTCAATCGGAATGTGCAGAGGCAATGACATTATATTCAGAAATAAGTAGTGAAGAAAATTTAATAAAATCTAGTGTTCAAAATATTGGAACTGACAGAAGATTTACAAGTTCATTAATTTATACAAACTCTAAAGCAAAAATAGTAATGGATACTAGAGCACATGTTTATACTATTTCTCCAGATTCATTTAATAGTTATATAAATCAAAGAAAACGTTGGTGTAACAATATGTATTTTAATAGTTTAATAAATATTATTGCACCAAATGTAAATTTTGTATTAAGATTTTTTAATTTTATAAATGTTTTAAGATTATCATTAATTTATTTCAGATTATTTAATACGTTATACTTTATATATTTATTAGCAGTATTTTATAATGAAAAACAAATTTTAGATTTACTACCATATATTGTTATATTAGTCTTTCCTGTCTTTTGTTTTATGATATATTCTTTGTTTAATAGTCATCTTAGAAATCAATATCATAAATTACTTCTAAGTTTAATCGTTAATAAAATATTTACATTCTTCACAACAGTAATTATATTTACAGTAATGTTATATAATATCGGTATGTATTCATGGGTTACACATAATTATAAACGGAATAAAAGAAATTCACAAATTGAAATGGCTAGTGTTTAAAATAAAAAAGTAATTTTTAAAAATTAATTAAATATTGTATAACTTTAATTAATTTTTTGTAATTGTATATTTTTAAAGTAAGACCATGTATCATTCGGTGTAGAATATTTTGGTTGACTTCCTCCAAAAAACGTTTCAAATACTATAGCATTTATATTATATTCTTGATCAGTTCTCCATAATAATTTATTAAAATTTTGTGTAATGTTATTGATAGTAATTTCCAATTCCCCATCATAATTTGGTATATTATTTGTGAAAGTATTTGTTTTTAATCTGATTGATATATCGTTCCATTTATATTTATAAAATTGAAAAAGACCTCTCCATAATGAATGTCCATATTGTGGATTTAATATTAAATTTGAAATGTTATAAAAAGTTTGATGTTGATTATCGGGAATATAAATATAAGCTTCTGCTGTTAAATTATTTCTCCAAGCTATTCTACAACTAGATGTATTCAGATGTTTTCCACCAGAAGCACCAACCATATTTTCCTTTTTTGTTCCATTACCTATAAATAATCCAGGAAGTTTTCCTCCAAAAACTGGTTGGAATGTATCGTCAAAATAAACTTGATATTTAAAAATGACTTGGTTTGCCATAAATATGTCTTTTGGACTAGCAAAAAATCCTATTCCTCCAACAGGTAATTTACTTGGTGAATAACTACCCTTTGGATAGAATATTTTAATAATTTCTTCATCGTTTTTACAATTTAAATAACTACTATAACTACTATTAAATTTTATGATTTCGTGATTAGTTGTGTTTGTATTTATACCAAATATATTTTTTACTATATTCCAAGGATCACGATTTAAACTAAAATTAAGAAGATTAGATAACATATATAACGGAAGTGTGATTAATGTACTTTTCATCTTTCTTGGTTATCTTATACAAATATTTTTTATAGAATAGACGCAATGTAATAATTATTTAATTTAAACTGAGTTAAAAATTTTTAATTTAAAAATACAAGTTTTTATATATTAAAATGTTTATATTAATATATTATTTATTATTTTTAAGTAAAACTATTTATTCCCAGACTATACCAGTTTCACCGTTTGGTTTACTGAGTACTATTTGTCCGTCAGCGGATAATATTACTATTAATGTTAATGGTTTTTTGGGGACACCATATAAAATTACACCTTTTGTGGATATATTTAAAAATCCTCCTAATGCCCTTCCAAAAAATAAGTTATGTAGACCTGATGGTCATTGTATGTTATCCTATGATATTATTATATCACAAGTACAGACTAGACCATTTGACAATTCCATTGTAGGATGTAAATTGTATCCTGGAACATGGTTTTTGTCATATAATGGAAATATACCTGGGCCGACTATTAGAGTACCGGCAGGTCATGAATCACTTGTTAGATTTAAAAATCTAATTAATTCTGTAACAGGATATTTTAAGGGGAGTTACGATCCTTGTTTACCAGTGAACAATAAAACAGGAAGACCTATAAGTGTTCATTTTCATGGATCAGCTAGTTTGGCACCATTTGATGGGTGGGCAGAGGATGAAACATGTTTTGGTGAAGTAAAAGATTATATCTACCCTAATAATAGAGCTGGAACTGGATGGTATCATGATCATGCTTTACATATTACAACAGAAAATGCATATTATGGATTAGCTGGTTTAAAAATTACATCAGCAAAAGTTAAAGACGGAGGTTGTGGTGAACCATGGAATTTAGAAAATATAGAAGAACTTCATATGATTTTATCTGATAAAGTATTAGATAACAAATGTCAATTGCGATATAGTTTTTTTGAGGATCACAAGGAAAATCTTTATGGTGATATAAATTTAATTAATGGTATTCCATTTCCTCAAATGAATTTAGAGCCTAAATGGTATAGATTTAGATTATTAAATGCAGCTGTATCTAGACCTTTTCTTTTTAAAATTAAAGATAGTAATTTGAATGATATTTCTCAGAGAATTTGTAGAGTTATAGCAACTGATGGTGGGTTTAGAAATACACATATAGCATTTCCAGTAGAAGGATTACTTATAGGTGTAGCTGAAAGATACGAAATTGTATGTAATTTTGCAAATTATGGTAGTAGAACAGTTTATTTTTGGAATGATTTTGATAGTAAAATTATGAAAGATGTTCCTTATTTTTGTCATTCACATTTACTTGCAAGAGCTACTTTTTCAGCAGTTCCATCTGTTCCAAATCCACCAGTTTTTATTACAACTCAAACAACACCGGATCCATTAAAACCTATATTTAATGTTTTAACAAAACCTGATCGTGATGCTGCAATGGCGATGGCAATGGCTGATCAATATCATAGAGAAATGGTATTTGGTAGGTCGAATGGTCATTGGGTAATAAATGGAGAAACATGGGATACGGCTAAAATTGCTGCAAGTGACGTTGGTCAAAATACATGGGAAGTTTGGAAATTTAAAAGTGGAGGAGGTTGGTTTCACCCAGTTCATATGCATCTTGTAGACTTTTTCTTATTAAAGAGAGATCGTGAAATACCAGGTGGTATAGAACCAGTTGGATTAAGAACAAATGAAATATGGTCACCAAAAGATGTATTTTATCTAGGTCCAAGTGAAGTTATTTATGTTTTAGCAAGATTTGGTCCACATAAAGGTGATTATATGTTTCATTGTCATAATTTAGTACATGAAGATCATGATATGATGAGAGCGATGAGTATGATAGATTCACAGTCAACAACTAAAAATCCATTATCAGCTCAACCCTTTATTATTAATAGACTTTATAATTTAGTTTACAACAATTGGAAATATGCAGATCCAATGTTAGGTGAAACTGCTGCAAGACCAAGTAGTCAAGTTAGAACAATGACAGATCTATATGTTAATCAAACACTTTATAAAAATTTATATAGAATTTTTTACCCATTACCTTCTGATATAGTTTATATGAATGGTGCTAAAAATCCATGGCAAAGTGTGTGGTGTCCATTGGTATAATGGGTACGATCACTGTCGATCACTGTCGATCACTGTCGATGAATCATAAAAAAATGAATCCATAAAAAAATGAATCATAAAATAAAAATAAAATAAAATAAAATAAAAATAAAAAATTCAAGATGATTGGGTTTTATCTTCATGACGAAAAATGTAATATAATACCGGAATTATCTTTATACGATAAAACTCATGATTTATATGCGTTAATAAATAATATTCCATATTCTCAAGCTACATGCTGTTTTTGTTTAAATGATTTTTTAAACGATATAAATTTAAAAACAGAATGCTCTGATTGTAAATTTGTATTAAATACAGATGGTTTAAATATGGATTGGTTTAAATCAAGAATAGTAGTTTTAAATTGTAATCATATTTTTCATTTATGTTGTTTTATAAAATATATAAAAAATAACTATACTGAATATATATTCTCTAATGTTAATATTAATAATATAAATATAAATGATAATATTGAGTTACGTCCAAATATTTCTCGTTCTTTAAGTGACTTGTCACTCCTGTCTAATAGTAAATCAGAATATAGTAAATCAGAATATAGTAAATCAGAATATAGTAAATCAGAATATAATATTTTAAAAAATGATTCAGATATTAATGAAATTTTATCTAACATGGGAGAAT